GTGCAGACTCCGGGGATTCCCTATCGTTTCCCGAAAAAATAATCAGTTCCTACCAATCGAATAAACCATGCCAGCACCAAGCCAATCCGCCGTTGCCGAAGCCCTCGGTATTTCGCCCCGCAGAGTCCGCCAACTAATTGCTGAGGAGGGCATGCCGGTCCACAGCATCGAGGCCGCTAAAGAGTGGAAAGACGCCAAGCTCGCAGCATCTCCGCAATCCGACGATGAGCTTCGCTTTGAGAAAATCCGCCTCACCAAAGCGCAGGCATCCAAGGCTGAATTTGCCTTAGAGGTGGAGAGGAATTTCTACCTCAAACGAGCGGAGGTTCTCGAGAACATGACGAAAATCTCAACCTCCCTTGCAGCATTCATTGCTCGTGCCATTGCGGACCTTCCCGGCATCGTTGAAGGATTGCCCCGCAGCAAATCCGCGCCAATCATCAAAACCCGCCTCCGTGAACTACAAACAAAATTTGCCGATTCCAATTCTGAATTCTGGAAAGATCACCCAGAGAAGAAAGTCGCTGCGAAAAAGTGAAATGGGTTTTGAGAATTTGGATGCGTATTTTTGTTTCCGAGCTTTCGGAGCTTAAGCGCATTTCCAAATCAAGAGATCCAAAACAAATCGCCCGCTTTCGGTTAGCGTTTGGCCGCGCTCCTTGCCACGGATGCCACGGCACAGGGCATGCACCTGGCGAAACTAACCCAATTTTCTGCCGCTACTGCGAAGGCGTTGGCAGTTACCCTATCAAAAAATGATCGAAACATTTTGCCGAAACATCGCCCCGCCTTCCGAATTGCATCCTGCCGATTGGTGCGGGATGCATGTCGGCGTTGAAAATTCCGAACGATCCGAGAAATACGACCCAGCGCAAACTCGGTGGTGGCGAAAACCAATGGGTTGTTACGCGGATTACGAAACGACCAACGTCGTTTGCGTGATGCCCACAGGTTCCGGCAAATCGACATTTTTTGAGGCAATCAATTGCTGGATCGTGGCAGTATCCCCTGGCTCAACTCTTTACGCATCGCAGACCAATAATGATGCTGAGTTTTGGCTAGAGACTCGATTGCTGAAATCTCTGAAACGATGCGAACCGCTAGATCAACTCTGGCCGGCCAACCTCCGTAACGCCGTTAGGAAAGACGCGATTGTTTGGCCTCACATGTTTATGCAGGTGGGCGGGGCGAACATTTCGAATTTCCAAGAACGCTCCATTACCTACGGCCAGGGGGATGAGGCGTGGGCATGGAAACGTGGCATGGTGCGTGAATGGCTTGCCCGATCCCACAACCGATCAAACCGGAAATTTGTTCTGGTTTCCCAAGGAGGTGAAACGGCAAACGCGGACGAGGACGCCGGAAATTCATCAGAACTCCACATCGAATTTGATAAATGCCGCAAATGGGATTTTGGCTGGAAATGTCCGCACTGCGAATCCAAGCAAGCATTCTCTTTCGCCCACCTAAAATGGGACGAGGTAAAAAATCCAGACGGGACGCCTAACGACCAGCTAACCGCGGACTCCGTAAAAATGGAATGCCCATCGTGCAAATCAGAGTTTGCCGACACGGTGCAAAACCGCAGGATGCTGCATGACAGTCTCGACGATGACGACGGGTATCTCCTAACGAATCCTAACGGCCAGCGCGGTTATGAGGGGTTCCACACGGATGCGACAGCGATTTGGTGGATTCCATGGGCCGAAGATGTGCTTCACAAGATCGTCGCTGACAGGCAGATGGCGATTGGCGACCATACATTTCTCAAGGCATGGACGCAAAAGCGCCGCGCTCAAGGATGGTGCAACTCCTCCGAGATTGTCAAAATCACCCTCAAACCTAGCGGATACACGTTAGGAGATTATGAGGAGCAACGCAGGATTGACGACGAAAGGTTCCGCAGCTTCACCATGGATGCGGGCGGAGATCATTTCTGGGGCGCAATCCGCGCATGGGCTAACGGAGGATCGTCAAAACTCCTTTGGTTTGGCTACATCGCAACCGAGCAACAGGCTGAAGAACTGCGGAAAAAATACGGGGTGGAGCCGCGATGCACGTTCCTCGATATTGGATTTGAGCAGGAGCGCATGGCGGAAATCATTGCTCGGTATGGATGGCGAGGAGTAAAAGGCGATGGAAATCGAAAGAGCGGATGGGACTGGGAAATCAAACTTGGTCCAAAAAAAGGAATGAAGGAGATTCGGCTTTACTCAAAACGCTGGTTTGCCAAGGCGAAATCAGGAGCAAGGGCCGAATGTTACCACGTTGCAACCGAGCCTTTGCAGCACATCCTCCAACGTCTAATTAACGGCGAGGGCGCTGAATGGCTAGCGTATGACGACGCGCCGCCGACCTACCAGAAGCATCTCAACGGCGAACGGTTAGTCACGACCGCAGACGCACGAGGCCGAGAAGTGAAAAAATGGGACCGATTCGGAGCGAACCATGGCCGAGATTGCGAACTTTACGCATTGGCCGCCGCGCTCATGTTCAAAGTTTTTACGTTTGAGTCTGCGGATTCCTAACGGGCTAACGAAACAAAGGCTTGCACTTTTCTAGCAGGATGTTAGGGATTTGGCATGTCGCCATTCGCCCAAGCCCGAGCAATCTTTAAAGCGGTCAGGGGAAATCCCGCCGCGATTAAGGTGCAAAAGGATGCTTTTCTCGCCCTAACTGCTTCAATTACAAGCGGAAACGGTGGGATGCAGATCACGAATAGCCAGGTTAACGGGCAGGGATTCACAGCTTCTCACTCATCGACTCCGCAGGAACGTCTCAACGTGCTGTCGATTCTCATGACAATGATCGAGAACGACACCGCAGGATCTAAAACAGTGGTGGGGAGGTTCCTTTGAGTCAGATCGTAGATGAATTTGGCCGCCCAGCATTCCTGGCGCGAGGAGCTAACCGCAAAGCCGCAAGGTCTGCAAACCTTGGAGGCGGCGAGCGCCCATCAGAAACGCGCAATTTCCGCGACCTTGGAAAGGTTGTGCCGAAAGCTGATAGACAGATGCTTGTTTCGGCATCCAAGACTCTTTATCTCAACTCGCCTCCGTTGATTTCAGCAATTGACCAAAAGGGGATGTATTCCGTGGGCAATTCATACCTCCCGGTTTACCGCGGAATGGATACCGAGTGGGGCCGCATCGCCAAAAACTGGCTTGAAAACGAGTGGTATGAAATTTGCAACATCGCTGGCGGAAACAATGATTTCGTTACCGACCTTTACATTGATTCCGTTGCAATGGATAGAGACGGCGAGGTTTTCGAGTATTTCACGCAAACCCGCGATGGATACCCGCAGATCCAAATCATCCCTTCGCACCGGATAGATGCAGGCGGAATGCCAGACGGCAGAATCTCCGTTGGCAGATATTCCGGCAGTCAATTTTACCACGAGGATGGAATCGTCTATTGGGCAGACACCGGAAAACCCGTGGCTTATTCGTTTGTCGATGCCGATGGTGTCCATGAAAAATTCATCGACGCTGCGTTTATTAAGCACACGTTTGACAAGGCTTGGCCGGAACAAAAGCGCGGTTTGCCGTTATTCTACGCGACCATCAACAATCTGAGAGACGTTTTACAATCCGAGGAATGGGAGCGGATGAACCTGCTTTCCATGTCCAGCTTGAACTACACGATCCACAACGAGAGTGGTGGGCCGGATGTTGACGAGCCGGATTACGTTCCGCCTAGCGAATGCGGAGAGTTGGCAATCAAGACGTTAGATGGTGGGCGCATCATGTATGCCAAGGCAGGTGCAGGAGAAAAGTTAGAGCAGCATCAGAACTTTCGACCCGGCAATCCATGGCACGAGTTCACCGAAATGCAAATGCGCCTTGCGTTCCAGCAGATCAATTGGCCGATGGCGATGAGTTGGAAAGGCAATGGCGCAGGCGGTGGCACGGCAGAGCGCAATGCAATTGGCATGGCCGTTCGCGCCGTTAAAGATCGGCAATCAATCCTCGACAAGATCGCCAAATGGAGGATCACCCGCGCTCTTGCGTGGGCAATGTCTAGCGGACGCATACCTCAGAGCGCCGATTGGTATGCGTGGGGCTTTACCAAACCACCATCGCTAACGATTGACGACGGCAGAAGCTCGAAAGAGAAAATCGAAAAGCTCAAGATGGGTATCCTCAACCAAACTGATTTGATCGGAGAAGAAGGGAAATCCCTAGCGGAACATCTCAACGAGCGCGGCGAGGAAATTGCAATGCGTGAACTGAAACGCCGTGAAATGGAATCCAAGTATCAAATCGAGATCGACCCTCGCTATTTTATGATGCTCACACCTAACGAGCAGCCTCCAAAAGAGGAAGTTGAAACAATTGAAACCGTAGAACCTGACGAAGATGAACCACCTGAAGATTGAAAACCGATCCGGCAAAGTAAAGCTGGACTCCACCGTAACCGAGAGTTCCATGGATTCTCTAATCGACAAACTCGCAACGCTTTACGGCGACGATGCGGTTAGAAATGAACTCAAGATCGGAGACTTTACGGCAACCGCTGATGAATCGCTAGAATCCGTTGAAATCACAATCAACTCCCCAGGCGGAAGCGTAAAACAAGGTTACCGTGCTTATAAAACCATCATCGCAATGCGTGAGCGTGGCGTAAAGGTCACGGCTCTAATTGTGGGCCAAGCAGCATCCATGGGCAGCGTAATTGCCATGGCAGCGGATGAAATCAAGATGGACACCAAGGCTAAAATGATGATCCATGACGTTTCCCTCATGGCCTACGGTAATTCCGATGAAATGCGGAAAAACGCCGACATGCTTGACGAAGTTTCTAACGAGCTTGCCAAACTTTACAGCGCAAAGGTGGGTAAATCTCCAGAATTTGTGCGTGAGCTAATGAAGGCTGAGACTTGGATGGACGCCACAGAAGCGGTTGAAAACGGCTTTGCTGATTCTATTTTTGATGCGAACGATGGAAAAGAGCAAACTTCGTTAGACAAATTGCTTGCAATGTCGGAAAAAACCGTTAGGGATTCGGACATGTCCATTCTTGATAGACTAACATCCCCGTCAGATGCTGAGGCAAAGTCTCGCATCGAAGCTCTCGAAAACCAGATTTCCGCGCACGATTTGGAGATTTCCGAATTCAAATCTAAACTTGAAACCGCTGAAGCCGCTTTGCAAGAAGCGTCTAACTTAGCAGTTGAGAATCGTGAATTGAAAGCCAAGGCCGACAAGATCCCGACTCTTGACGCCAAGATCACCGAACTTGAAGCATCCAACGAAATCACCGAATCCAAGATTTCCGAAGCTGCTGCCAAACTACTTGCCGCTAACGGTCACAACGAACCACTCAACCTGAGTGAAAAAGTTGTCGCGCCAAAAGCAAAACCTGAACTTTTCGGCCTCGCTCGACTTATCGAAGCTGCCAAAACCAAATCTAACTAACCTAATTTATGCCACAAGCAAATCTACTAGACATCGCCAAGATCAACGGCACTGACACAGTTGTCGGTTTGATCGAGGAAAACCAAACCGTTGCACCTGATGTGATGGCATTTCCAGCCCGCACGATTCGCGGAACGTCCTATAAAATCGGCGTCCGCAAATCTTATCCCGGCGTTGGATTCCGTAACGCTAACGGAGGCACAACTTACACCAAGTCTGTCTTTGAAAACCGCCTGATCGAAACCTTCATCCTCTCGGGCAATGTCCGCGCAGACGTTGCAGTTGCGGGCGCTTACGAAGACGGTCCCGAGGCTTGGAAACTTATCGAAGCATCCGGCGTCATGGCGCAATCCATGATCGAACTTGGATCGCAAATCTACTACGGCACTGGCACGGATTCCAAGGGATTCCCAGGCTTGCAAGAGATTCACGCTGCGTATTCCGCAACGCTCACCGAGCCTCTAACCGTTGACGCTCTCGGCACATCCGCTGGAACTGGATCGTCTGTTTACGGCGTGAAATTCGGACCGCAGGATTGCCAGTTAATCTTCGGCACAGGCAACGCTTTCGAGCTTGGCGATTGGTTTAACCAAATGGTCAATGACGGCACTGCCGGTCAAGACTACCTCGCGCATGTCGCATCCCTCAACGCATGGGTGGGCTTGCAAGTTGGATCAGTGTATTCCGTGGGCCGCATCCGCGACCTAACCGCAGATGCAGGAAAGGGACTTACCGACGCGCTTATTGCTGATCTACTCAGCAAATATCCTATCGGAAAACGCCCAGATGCGCTGTTCATGAACCGTCGTTCTGCTTATCAATTGCAGGTTTCGCGCAGCCCATCGAGCAACACATCCGGCAACGCTGCAACCATTCCGTTTGCAGAACTTCCAACATCTGCTTTCGGAATCCCGATCATCGTCACCGATTCGATCATCAACACCGAAGCCCTCAGCTAAATCCTAACGGCTCAATGAATAAAAATTACATCTATCATTCACCGGACGGCGACCGCATCGTCTTTTTGATGAGCAAAAACGAAAATGGAACTGTCGATCTAGCGAAAGCTGACGGCAGTCTCTCAATCGGAAATTGCACAATCGGAAAGGCAATCGGCCAATGTTCCGAAGTATTAGGCGACATCATCGACATCGAGGTTGAAACCTCGGAAGAAGCTGAAATCCCCGAACTTACCAAGGATCAACTGAAGGAATTGCTAGACGAGGCGGGTGTTGTTTACGATGCCCGCCTTGGTAAAGAGAAACTCAAAGAGCTACTTGAATCCATCAACTAACCTAAAATTATGGCTAACGAATTTGCACGAAACATCCAGGACACTGACCTGACCATCACCCGCGCCCTCCCAACCGCAGACGGCACTGTCACAAGCGCCGACTTCGACCTCGGGGCCGATATCTACAAGGGCGAAAACTTTGAGTTGGAGGTTACTATTCCTTCGCTTACATCAACGCTTTTGCCATCCGCGGACACGCTGACAATGACCGTTCAAGGCGGCGCGGCTGTCACGCCAACCACCAGTCTCAATCTTGTCCAGATCACCACTGGCACAGGTTCGACTGTTGCAGAGCAAAAGATCCGCTTCCGGCTTCCTTCCAACTGCCCGCGCTACGTCAACGTAAAATTCGTTGCCGCTGGCGGAACTGGGAACATGTCGGGAGTGTCTGCCACTGCCAAGCTGTTGTTCTAACCGTTCGTTGTGTGTGTTGTGTCGCGGACGGTGGGGAAACCTGCCGTCCGTTTCTCTTTTAACTTATGAGCCTACTTACTGAATTTGCAAAATCCGCGTTCGCCATCGCTGGCGACATCATCGGCAGAGAATCGCTGACCATTGGCAATGGGCCGTCTATCGGCGGCGTAATGAATGAGGCCACGTTTTCGCGCGAATATGAATCCGGCGGATTCGAGCAATCTTCCGCGGTGGATTTCGTGACCGGCATCGCGGAGTTTGTTGCAGCCTATCCGCTTGTTGCAAAATCATACGAAGGAAAAGTGGCTACGGCTCGCGGCGATACATGGCGCATCGTGTCTATTCGGCCAGGTGCATCGTTTGTTTCGATCTCGCTTTCTAGCACGAATAAATCTGCATGATCCAAGGCCAGATAGATTTAAGAGAGCTAGAGCGTTCGCTGGTCTCAACCGCAGCCGCATTTGGAGAGGCTAACGAAACTGGAATTTCCCGTTGGGGAGTTGCGGTTTGCCGTGGGCTTGTTAAAGAGACTCAAGCATGGGGAGATTCCAAAAAAGGCGGAGATCCAAAGAAAAAGCAGCAACAAGCGATTATCAAAGATGGGCGACGGGCATTTGTTGTGGTCAAAAATCCAAACCTTGTCAAAAAGTTGGAAGAAAAAAAGCTGTCTGGATTGGCGACCGCTAACGGGGTTTTCACTTTCCGCCCGCACCAGCAAATGACCGATTCCAAAAACGTGAACGATTTCATCGACATGAATCGCACGACACGAAGCAATCGAGTTCCAAATCTGCCGCCTGGGGTAGTGTGCGTAACATCCGAAAAGGTTTTTATGAAAGCGATGCGTGAGCGTTTCAAGATGATTGGGCAGGCAAAAGGCGGATGGATTGGCGCTGGCAAGGAGATCCAAAAGCATCAAAAAGTTGGGTCACGCATCGCCATTGGCAAAAACTTTGCCGCATACACGCACAAATTTTCCAACAAAGGATCAGCAACTCTAATCAAAAACCAGTGGAACCCAACTGGAATTCTGACAAACTCTGTCGATTACGTCGGCACAGAATACGTTTTGAAAAAATCCGCAATGATGAAGGCGCTGAAAGATGGCGCAGAAAATACGATTAAATGGTATGAAAAGGCCATGAGAAAACGACTAAACCGAAGAAAATGATAACCGACACATTACTCGACAACTGGAAAAAGTGGCTGGAATACTCGCTTTCCCGCAATGCATCGCCAGCGTCTAACCTGACAATCCAGCTTCGCGATTCCGAGGAGCTGAAAACTTACCCCGGCATTTACTTGGAAGAATCCATGATTGACCGCATGGAATCCTCTGGAGTGGCAGACAGCAATGCATTCAAGGCGCAGATCAAAACCATGCTCGTGACCACGCCCTCAGACGAGGATCAAGCAGGATCAACCAAGGCCGAGCATGACGCAATGCGTGTGGGATTATCCAAACAAGTGGCGTCAGAACTGGCTTTTGACTGGATGAATGCTCAAATCGGCATTGTTGTTTTTGAATGCCTAACGGGATCACCCGTCACAACCAATGAAGATGGCTACCGGGTGACGACATGGACGACCGAAATGGTGGCGTGTGTTGACAGTTGACATCTAGCGGGAAAACGCTAACGGTTAGGGAACCGCTAGAAACCATTCCCTAATATGTCCGCGAAAAACTTCTCTCTTGCCCAATACGGCGCTGTCAGCGACTCGTCTTCAACTGGTGTTTACATCGGATCAATCGCTTACGCTTACGGCGCAAACAAGGTTGATTTGAAAGACCACACCGACTCCACCGTTGGATTTACCCTATCAGACGACAAAACCGACGTTACCCTTTCGGGCGCAATTGTCGCCAAAACCACTGGCCTAGTGCCGGCAATCGGTGGCGTTTTAACACTCGCTAACTCAACGGCAAACAGCCTCACGCTTAACAGCAAAGGCCTATTTACCACACCCGTGGCAAACGCTGGCGTTGTCGTTACCGGCGCAACACTCACCCGCACGAACAGCGACTTTGAGTCTGGGGATGTGACTGCCGTATTCCATCCCGGCGTCACCACCAACGCTCCAGTGTCCGTTTCCTAACGGGCTAAACAGTATAAAAATATGCAATTCAGAACCGGAGACATTAACCTTTTCGCCGCTTGCATGGCTCTTGGGATTCCGCCAGATCCCATTGAGCCTGCTGCTGTCTATCAGAATGACGATGGGAAGGATTACGTCTCATTTACGCTGGATCACCAATCGCTTTGCGGAATGCACAGCACGAGGGAAATGATGGGCGCATGGGGAATGCGGGCAGCTTTCGAGAGAGAGTTTCCGCACCATCCGTTTCTTGCTTTAATGCAATTCTCGACAATGGCGTTAGGCGCTCGCCGCAAGGCTGACTGGATTGACGCTGGCGCTCGCTTCCTTGGGCTTTCCTACTCCACATTCGCCCGCGCTTACAACGATATTGGCAGGCTTGAAGCGGAAGCTCCTGAGTCTCCCGTCAGTTATATCGCTTGTTTTATCGCTAATCGCCATGCCGCTATCGGATGGGTAAAAAACAGCGTTCCAAAAATTGCAATTTCCAAGGGCAAATCCATGCTGTTGATGGACGCTACCCTATCCGCCAAAAATCAAAGATTCCTTCTATCAAAATTATGAAATCAGAAACCATCAGCCCATCAAACGGGACGACCAGAAATCACAAGTTGGAAACCGGAACCTACGGCCACATTAAATGGCTAACCGAACGCAAAAACAAAACGCTTTTGACTGGAACCGTTGATATGGATTCCGTCGCTGAAATCTGTTTTGCTTACACGACTGATCCTGAGGAGCTTCAGAAATTCAAGGGGCCAAAAGCCAAGGCGGCGATTGATCGCTTTATGCTCAAAATGCAGCCAGCAGATTTCCTAAAAATCCAAGGACACGCCGAACGCGAGCTTCTCAAATACGTCGAAACATCCACGGTCCCAAAAAAGCCTCAGGCGGTGAAGAGCCGCCCGCAAGCGAAGTCTGCCCATGCACGGAAGCGTTGATAGTTTTTGCGCTTGGGAAGAGCGGTCACAACTGGCAGGATGTTCTCTATCGAATGCCGGTTGGATTAGTCAATCAACTGATGGCGTGTTACTGGATGGAAAAAGGCGTTGAAATCGAACCGATAAACAAAGCCGAAATCAATCTTGACGTTGAAAACATCCTGAAAAAAATCAAAGCTCGCAAAATCAAATTTGACTTCTAACCATGGCAATTTCCACCTCACTCGTCCTTAAATTCGACGGCGCTGCCGTGCAACGCGGTTTAGCGTCTATCAAAAAATCGTTTGCAAAAGTTGGTGACGCTATCAAGAAAATCGGAATTGGAATCGGCGCATTTGCCGTTGGCGCTGCCGCTGGACTCGCTGCCGCCGCAATCAAGATCAATGCGATTGGCGAATCCGCTGCCGCAGGTGATAGGCGATTGCAAAACATTACGAAGCAGATGGGTTTGTTTGGCGATAAATCCGACGATGTATCCAAGCGACTGCTAGAATTTGCCGACGCTCAAGAGCGATTGACGGGAGTTGATACGGTGGTGGCAACGCAAGCAAAACTCATGACATTTGCCGAACTTGCCAAAACAGCGGATCAAGTTGGCGGTGCATTTGATCGAGCGACGATGGCAGCGATTGACATGGCCGCCGCCGGATTTGGATCGGCTGAAGGAAACGCTGTGCAGCTTGGCAAGGCGCTTAACGATCCAATTAAAGGAATCAAGGCGCTGACCAAATCAGGGATTACGTTTACTGAAAAGCAGCAGCAAATGATTACCGCTATGGTTGAAACTGGCAAAATGGGACAGGCTCAAAACATGGTGCTGAAAGCTATTGAAACACAAGTAAAAGGCACTGCCGACGCCACATCCACCTCAAGCGGACGTATCACCCAGTCTTTCAATCAAATTGTTGAAGCGTTTGCCATTCCGTTTTCTGAAGGATTTAACGGATTACCTGGAATGCTCGAAGGCGTTTTTCCTTCTCTAATCGCCAAGGCTGAAGAAGCTGGAGGATTTGTGTCTGATGCTATTTCCGAGGCTATCGCCAGCGATACCACCAAGCTGGAAGCAATCGGCGTTTTGATTGCGGACGTTATTGGCGCTGCCATGGTTTCCACATTTGAAATTTCCGCAGCAAAAATGATGGGAGTAGTTTCAAAATTCTTTTTTGGTGAAATTGGAGGAATCCAAGCTGGGGCATCAAGACAAACCCAAGACGAGTTCCAAGAGTATATTGATGAAATGACCAGAAATAAAGTTTCGGGAATTATCAAATACAACACATCCGAAGCCATGGCTAGATATCGTCAAACCATTGCTACACAATCACCTCTTGGTAGAGAGCGCGAGCAGCAAGCGCAAGTATCCGCCATGCAGCAAGCTGGAAGGACATTTGCCGCCGCTGGCATGCCTCAATCGCAAAGAACGCCAGGAACATCGCCAGACATCCTTTCCGCAATTTCCTCAATTCCTGACATGGTAAGACAGACCATCGTTGAGTTGAAAAACGTTAACAGAAGCCTAGCACCAACGCCATGAGTGGAAAAATCTACCTAAATTCATCGACCAAGTTCATTCCGCAAAAGGATTTTGCCGTCCAACAAACGGAAAACGGAGGCATCGAGGCAACACAGACGTTCCTCTGCCGCTACACCAGCCTTGGCACTGCCGACCTTACGCCATTCCGGCGCGGAACTCGTGCAGATGCTCTGTGGCCGGATGTTCCGTCAATCTACCGCGGATTGCGTGTAAAGACCGCGATTCCTAATCACCACGAGGGAAGCGGGATGTGGGAAATCAAAGTTGTCTTTACCGGCACACTTTTTGCGTTTTCCACAAGCCCAGGATCTAGCGGAGCTGAGCAAACCGTTCCGACGTATTCTTTGAGCGGTAATCTTGAGGAATCTCCCATCAACGAGCATCCGAAATGGCAGGATTTAGGGGATGATGAAAAGTTGGCGCTTGGAATGATTCTGAATGGATCGCTAAAACCTAGCGAAAACTTTACCCAAGCAGGCGAGTATTACGGTGAGGATTTGACGCCGGATGGATTTAGCCCTCTAGAAAACGGAAGCGGGCCGATTACCTTTTCGGGTAATGCCATCATTTTCTGCAAGATGATCGCGCAAGGCAAGACGACTTACAAAAAGCCGTCATACACTTGGACAGTTAGGGAAGAATCCGCCTATGGTTTCAATTCCGGCGAGCTTGCACAACTTGGCAAATTTACAAACCCTCCCGGTAATCCTCCAGATCCCGGCAGCGGATGGAAGTGGATGCTAACCGGACCAAGCCAAGAGCAATCCGGCGAGGGCAGATTCTTCAAAGACTCGACCTATATGCTTGTCGAAAATAACGAAATCAACAATTTCCTCCACGGATAAATGAACATAAAAGCAAAAGGATCGGTCAACATTCCAAGAGTTCCGCGCAATCTCGGGGCGCTCATGCAATGGTCAAAAAGCGTTAACACAGCGTTGCAGCAACTGCGAGACAGAACTTGGACGGCTCCATCGGTATCAACAAGACCAGGTGTAAAAAAGCCAGTTGCGTTTGAGGTAAAACTCAAAAAGGACGGTGATGCCAATCTCGCAACCATAACACCGGGATACGTTAGATTCGTGAACCCAAAGGCTGAAGCCGATCCGGTTATCAAAGATTGGCTACCGGAGGACATGGATTTGGACCCACCTACCGAGCACGAGGTCAGCGCAGGTGAGGCTTTGTTTGTGAAGGTTGTAACGGACAAGCGGGGAGAGCCAACCGCCGTCACCATTGCTGTGGATAGCGTGGATGTCACTTCAATCCATTACGTTCCACTTCCAGACGATCCAAATGACGTATCGCTGAACGGTGAGTATTATTACAAAATTGCTGAATTTTACGCTGAAGGAGAAATTCTAAAGGTAAAACAATTTCAGTCTGGCGGGCCAATTGTCCATCTAGCGGATTTATGGGAAGGCAAAAACGTGGGTGATGGGGAATACAAGATTTACAAACAAATCGACCCAAGCGAAGCCACATTTGATTTTAGAACGATCAAACAGGAAGGGCTTTCCATTACGGGCGCAATTGGCGTTTTGAAAGCCGCAGAAGATCCGCCGGGAGACATTATTCCATTTCGGGCCATAGCCGCGAGGCCGAGCCAAATGCAGATCAATGTCGAACTGTCTGGAACTGACGCGATCATCATTAAGGGCAACGATTACGATCAGACAATTACGCTTCCCGGTGGTGGCAGCATCAAAACGACTGACGGGCTTGTTGAAGATATGGTCGCGCCGACCGCGGGATCGTCATTTACGGTTAGAATTTGGGAGGGATCGTTGGATTATGATTCAGAAAATAATTTTATCGGATTTGATAAAGCGAACAATAACACCATTTATTTTTTGGACGGAATCGCAAATCTCACTCTTCCATCAGGAGTCTCTCAGCCCACTCCGATCCTTGACGTTGCTTGGATTACAAACGAACCTGGACCATAATGCTTACAAATTACTTAAACCGCTTCTCAAAGCCTTGACAGCCTAACGGTTTCCGGTTAGGCGTAACCCATGAATCTCACAGGAACAGAGGTTAGGGTTGGCATGACTGCCGCCGCCAACGTCTCAAGCGTAAATACCACGGGCAGCGTGACTATTGGCACACCCGTTGCCGCGCTGGTTTATACGGACGCGCCAACCGTGGCTTATTCGCTGCGGATGGATATTGCAAGTGGCAAAACTTTAACTTTAGCCATGGGAACAGGCGCAGTAACAGGCTCAGACCCAGGAGTTTTGCAGGTGGAAACCGCAACAGTAATTGCCGCCGCTGGAGCTACCACTGCGGGAGACGCTACGGTTATCGTAACCGCTGCCAATCTGGCAGGCTCGCCGTTGACGGTTTCCGTGCCATTGCTTTTGACGGATAACACAGCTTCACTTGTGGCGACAAAAATCCGTGCTGCTCTAACCGCAAATACCGCAATTGCTTCGATTTTTACTGTTGGAGGCGCAACCGCCAACATCACGCTCACGGCTAAAATTGCCATTGCGAACGATCCAACGCTAAACATTTCAATTGCTAACGGAACTTGCGCTGGGATTACAGCCGCGCCCACTAGCACGAGCACAACTGCTGGAGTTTTGAAAACTCAAGCCTATCGGATATCGGGCGCGGTTTGGGATGAAACTGATTTTGAAGGTGATCCATTGCCAGCGATGACCAAAGCTCATTGCGTAAATGCAAAACGAATTGGTAGCGGCGTTGGAATTTTAACTATTGCAACATCCGACGGTGAGGCTTTTTCGATAAATAAGGAATCATCAATTTTGATTTTTGATTCAAACGGGAATTTGCTTATTTCTGGAGACCTTTTAGATTTCAACTCTTCCACTGGCGATTCATCTTTCACAATCGACATTCACGCCGGATGACCTGCCCTGAAACATACCTCCCGATCACGCTCAACGTTTTCCCTGCGATTACGTCGGGCGATATGTATCCCACGGGTTTGGAGTTTCGTGAGGATGCCGAGGATGCCGACCTTGCAAGCGTGACATGTATCTTTTACGCAGACCCCGCGCAAACATCGCCTAGCCTCACTCTGAGCAGTGCATTAGGCACAATTACCATCGACTCCACAACCGCTGGCGACTGGATTTTTACCATCCCGGCTTTTGTTATGTCGCTCGCCGCTGGCAGTTATTTCTATCACATCCGCACGACTGACGTTGAAGGCGCAAAACGCACGATCCTGAATGGAATCCTAACCGTTGCACCCGCACTATGAGTCTCACCATCCTACGTAACGATCGGCCAATCAGTGTGACAGTCACGCAAGTAGGTAGGGCGGGACCAACCGGACCGCAAGGCCCGCCAGTTGGCAACCTACCACGAGGTCAAATCTCGATCACATCCAACACGACACCAACCGTCATCACGACCATCAACACCTACGTCCAAGCGGGCGTTGTCGGCACTCTCGACGATACCACGGACATTGATTTTACCGCGCTCAATACCGGCAAATTTGGCGTAAAATACACCGGAACCGAAACCAAAACATTCTGGATTTTCGCTCTCGGCGAGTTAGCAGACGGCAACAACAAAATGTTTGCCATGCGACTAGCTAAAAACGGCACTAGCATCGCCGCTAGCGAATCGCAGGGCCATACCGGAACCGCTGGAGCCGAAGCTGCAATCGTGACAACATGGATGGTATCGCTTGCTACTAACGACGAAATGTCGATCATGCTCGCCAACGTATCCAACACCGACGATCTAACCATCAAACGCGCAAGACTCGTCATTAACTGCATCCCTTAAATATATGGACCCTATCGAAGCAATCCCTCAAGAAACCGCAGCTTTCGGGCAGCGTGGCACAATCGTCGAAACCGGAACAACCGCAATCACTGGCATCAGTGCCTACGCGATCCAGATTCTGACCACGGCAAATTTCGCAACGCTAACCGAAAATCAGAAAACGGGTGACGCAATGACCGGGTTTGATATTGATCCGACCGTGCTTTACGGAGATTTCACTGCAATCACCCTCACATCTGGCAGAATCCGAATCTACCTCAAATGAGACTCGGATTGCGTATGGGGCTGAATAGCAGGCAAGGCGGGGGTGGTGCTCTCGACCCTGACGCAAGGGCATACATCGCCGCCGTTGAGGCTGTTTTGCCGGGAAATAGTATTGAAACAGCATTGCCTAACGCCGTAAATCCCAAGCGAATCATTTCCGATTTCATCAAAATGGAAAAATCCGCCAGTCGATGGACTTTACACAAGAGGATCTACATCCCGATCTATGCCAACGCTGCCGCCAGTGCGATTGATATGGTATCGCGTTTGAGCGGAGAATTCACGCTTTCAGGCGTGACTCACGCCGCCGGATACGTTCAAGGCGACGGCACTAGCGGTTTTTTCGACGTTAAAGCAACTCCATCCGCCTTGGGTCAAACCACAGCATCGCTTGCTCTTTCTCTTATTTCTATAAACGCAGAATTAGTAGGGACTCGCGCAGTTTTTTCAGCCTACCAAACACCAACTCAGATGTCGGATTTATCATCCACCTCAATAGCTATTCAATTCACACCGGGAGCTACTCAGTCCAACGCAACAATTACAGGAGCCAATCAGACTGGAGTTTTAATAGCATCACGCGAAGGCGGGCAAAGACGAGTTCATCGCCGTAATAGCTCGGCATTTTCAACGCTATTAAATACTACGCTTGCCGATTCTGGGACAATGCCAACTATTGATTACAATATCATGCGTTCTAGGTTTGGTGTAGGCGGGTTTTATTCAGGACGGCAATTGGGCAGTTTTGGGATACACATGGGGCTTGCCGAATTGCAAGCCGATGAGTTTTCCGCTAACCTAAAAACTCTCTGGGAATCGCTAACCGGACTCACACTACCATGATCGGATTCATCGCATCCCCCGAAACATCCGCCGCCATCACCGCCGCCGTTGAACTAGCGCAAACCTCGCGTGGGCTTGCGCCCTACATCGGCATTCGTGGCATGGAAATTCTATCCGGTCCAAACGCTGGGCATCATTTCCTCCCGTTCGACGATTTAGCTTTGGCTACTCCGCTGCACGGTGGCACACGCATATCAGACTATCCAGAGTTCACCACGCTCATTGCGATGCTTGGCGGATTAGATGCTCGCGTTAGTATCGATCCCTCACTTGTTACCATTCCCCCCGAACCATGATTTCTGCACTTATCCTTAATGTCGCATCGCTGCCGTATCACGCGCCTCGTTGCATCCCAGAAATCACCGCATCGTCGCTAGCCCTACTTGGCGCATCCATCCTCATCCTGCGTAGAAAATGCCGATGACCATCCCAGTTGAGTGGCTCCTATCCGTTTTGATTGGCTTGGGTGGCATCATCGCCACGCTGGCAGGCATCATTTACAAAACCCTATCTAGCCGCATTGCCGCGCAAGATACGATCATCAATCGACTGCAGGAGGACATTGACCGCCTATCAAAAGGATGCGGATTAACATCATGCATTTGGAAAAACCGATGAACCGATTCCCTCACAAACTCACAATCGACGATGCCGGAATGCGTGATGGATCGCGTATTTTCCGGTTAGCTCATCCGTTTACCTACGTTTCAAGCCTTGGAGAAATCACAGTTCCAAACCGTTTCGAGACTGACGGAGCTTCCGTGCCTCGTGCATTTTGGCCGATCTTTTCTCCGTTTGGTCAGTCGTTCAAGGCCGCCGTAATTCACGATTACCTCTACTCACGCCACAACATCCGCTTCAACCGCGCCGAGTCTGACGGCATATTCCTCGAGGCTATGGATGCCACTGGCGTATCGTGGATGTCTCGCCAGACCATCTACCGTGTCGTCCGCATGTTTGGCGCTAACCGTTTCAGATTATGAGTATTTTACCTGAGCGCATCGCATCCATCGCAGAGTCTAAAATAGGCATCCGTGAAACCGGAGGAGCTAATAAAGGTGCTGCGCTCGCTGAGTTTTTCGCTGCCGATGATTATAGACCATCGCCGGATCATGGCTACGCCTGGTGCGCTAGTTTTTGCTGTCGCGTCGTCCAGCTTGCAATGGAGGGCCGTGAGTGGACGTTTGATCGCCCAAGATCTGCCGGCGCATGGCGCTTTGAGGACTGGAGTCTCGCACAGGACGCCTCAACATGGACAAAAAAGAACCCCGGCTTAGACATTAAGCGCGGGGATCTAGTGGTTTTTAAAATCTCTCACATTGGCATTGCCGTTTCAAATGCAGATGCCAATGGGAGATTTGAATGTGTTGAGGGCAATACCAACAAGGCAGGCTCACGCGAAGGGGACGGCGTTTACCGCAAGGCGCGGAAAACCGCCGATATTCGCTCACGGATTCGTTTCAGAGTTTGATCCGCCCAATCGCCGCAAGCAGCGTGGGCAGTTCGCCCTCGCTAATGTCCACACTCGTGGCTTCATCCTCATGCAGGTTTATTTGCCCGATCTGGATCCCGCCGTGTTCGCTGCGGTAAATGACCGTGATGTCCTCAAGATCATTCATTGGCAGCAACGTAATAGTCCCGCCGCGACAGTCTGACAGGTTTTCAATGGCGTAGGATAACACGGTTTCGATTGCTTTTGCTGCGTGATATCGGCCATCTTCTGGGCCGTAGTGTGTGGATAATGCGTTCATTGTTTTTGTGTTTGGAGAGGGATTGCGGAAAGAGCTTTGATCGCATCTTCCAGCGCGTTAATTTCGATGATGGTCTGACCATAGGCAATCGAGCGAAACTGGACGGGGCCGCGCTTGTCGAATAATTCCGCGGTGTATGGCGGTGGGTAGTGACCGGCATGCATGGCGTAACGTTTTTGAGCTTTTAGTATTCTGCGGAGCGTTTGGATCGTGTTTGCTTTCATGCGTTTGTAGGAATAAATTTTCGAGTCTTATATGACCTCGGATCGGATGGTGCAAATCGCGTGTCGTAATATCTCTCTTCCCATTTCACCCGGTTGGCAGGGATAGCCAGTTGTTCGAGTTTCGCGTGGATCTCGGATTCATCGAACGATGAATCGAAAAACATGCATCCTTGGTAGTCGATGCCGAAATATCCGGTGGGATATCGCGTTACGGTGGCGAGGGCGGTTTTCATGCCGGCGGCGTATCTAGGAATTTGAGGACATCGGCAACAGTTCCGCCCTTGGTGATGATTTTGCGAATCGTTTCGAGGTCTTGATCCATCATGCTTGCCTTGAGTTCCATCAGGCATTCGGCATTTTGAGCTTTGATCTTCGCGTCAATGAGATTTTCGTTTTTTATCCGCAGTTGGTTCCGCTCACGCTCCATTTGTTGAGCAAATGCCAAAGATTCGCGTGGAGACGGGACTCCGCGCCATTCCTCTCCAACGTTGTAAAATTTGTCACTTATCGGCGTTTTCATCTTATTTGGTGATTTTAGGTGTATTGTGTTTTACCTGTTCGCTTACGATTGGGCGAAAAGCAGGTCGATCCAGTTGTCTGGAGCGTCAGTGTCGGATGATGAGCCAATTACAACAGGCGGGCGCGCTTTGATTGCGGCGATGGTCGCAGATGCCTCGGCGCTCGATTTTGAGATGAATCCGAATCCGTTGCAGCGGAAGCACACTCCGTTTGCGCGACGGTATCCGAGGTTTCCAGTGCCGTTGCATTTTGGGCAGGAGTTGGAAGTGGAAACCATTGTGATCGTGTTGGACATGTGCAAACAATGCGTCCTAAGTTGCGTTCCTGCAACCAAAAACGCAACAATTAGATTTTCGGGGTTTGGGTGATGCTGGAATTATTCTTTCGGATCATAAAAATAAGCGGATCTTGGAGTTCTCTCCTCACACTTTCCGGCTGGGCAATTAACCATCGCCAGAATGAATCCACAACACGCCTCTCAGTCTCACCAGTAGCCACAGAAAACGGCAGGTCCGATTTAATGGCAGTTTGTCCACGAATCTTGCGAGGACGCTTTGTTGCGCCTTTGAGGGACAAGAACGCCGCAACCTTAGATCTTTCGACGGTCGTTCCAATTATTCGGAATTTCCAGCCTTGGGTTAATGGCCATTTCATGCCGATCGCTTCAACCTGGCGGCGATTCCATCCTCCAATTTCAGATTTTCCGGCTTCGATCATTTCATTGGTTATCATCACTTGCTCTGTCATCATTGCGTTCATCCTTGGTTAATATCACAAAATCCCCTTACCCCAGATCTTCAAAGAAAATCCACGGTGAGAAGGGGAGTATCCCAGACCAGTATTAGCCCCGGTCATTTGTTAATTGGCCCTTGCGTAAAAAATCGCCATTTTCTGCCGCTCGCTTTTGGTCTGTGCGCGGATTTGAACAGGCGGGAAACCAGTTCCATGGAAAGGAAAAGGGCCAGCGACTAGCGGTCTGATACCCCGCTAAACACTGGCCCTTGCATGAAGAAACTCGTGACGTGGTGAGGTATCAGCTCTGTCGTCGGGCAGAATCTCTTTCACAATCGACCGGAACGCAAGCGAAAACGTCAAATGAGATTATTTTTGCATGATTTGTAAAATCTGCTTGCGCTCCTGCTAAACTCAGTTAAACAGAGCGCATGTCTGACGATGACGAACCAAACGACAACGACGCCGCCCAGATCGGGGTTCGCGTTTCCACCGCGCTAAAAGAGCGCATCAAGGCGGCTGCTAAGGCCGAGGAACGCACCGAGAGTGGCTTTGCCCGCTATCACCTCGCCAGAGCCGCGGATGCGGTGCTAGGAGGTGATCAGTGATACCGGACAAAATGATCTACGATGCGATTGCCGAGGCCGATCGGTTTATTGCAAAAGCTCAAGATGTTATTCTTGCTAGAGAGGCATACAAAAACGGCGATTGGACGGCCAAACCGATCAACAAAAACGCAGCCATGAAACGCGCCTCCATGGATCTCACGCGCTCGCTAGCACAACTACGGAGGGGCCGACCATGAGCAAGCCAGACGACGGCGGATTCGCATTCCCATTTGCCGAGGCGACAACGGATTTTTCCGTATCTCCAGGCATGACTCTCCGCGATTGGTTTGCCGGTCAGGCGCTGCCAGCATGCCTGGCCGCTCCATGCCCACCCGCATGGGCCAACGGATCAGTCGAGCATCGCATCCAATCCGTTGCCGCTGCATACCTAATAGCAGACGCGATGATCGCATCCCGAAACAATCTCCCCTGAGAAACCGTCTCGCTCGCAGTGGTGGCGACCAATGCCATGCCTACGCGCATTTAAAATAGCGAGCGAGACGGAAATTTTAACCATGAACCACGAACAAATCGTTGCCACCTATTCGGATATCACCCTTGAGGGCATGATCCGGGATTTGGAAAGAACCGTATATTATGGAGCGGCAAATTACGGACCTGTGCGCGACTGGGCAGATAAACGCCTATCCGCCGCACGGGCCGAGTTAAGAAAAAGAGAATCTGGATATAACAAAATACTGAAATGAACAACAACACAGAACTAACCGTCGAACAGGAAACAATGGTATTTGAGCTAGTGCAGCGCAAAGCCAAACTCTTGGCATCATCAAGCCTCGTGCCGAAAGAGTTTCAGGGAAACATGGCAAACTGCGCCATTGGACTCAACATCGCCCATCGCCTTGGAGCAGATCCATTTTGCGTCTTGCAGAACATCGACATTATCCACGGGCGTCCATCATTCCGCGCCACGTTTTTAATTGCCATGGTAAACGCATCAGGCCGTTTTACCCCGCTGCAATTCCGTATGGAAGGCGAAGGCAAGACTCGCTCATGCATTGCTCACTGCAAAACTCGAGACTCTGGCGAAACTATTGAGGGACCGCAGATCACTATGGCAATGGCAGAGGCTGAGGGCTGGTCTACCAAACCGGGATCGAAGTGGAAAACGATGCCGGAGCTTATGCTGCGCTATCGTGCCGCTGCGTTTTTCGCTCGCATCTACGCGCCGGATATTACGCTGGGCATGCAAACCAGTGAGGAGTCGATGGACATCGAGCCGCGCCAGGTATCAGGCCGGGTTATCCAACCGGAGCCAGTGGCGATGATCGAAAACCCGTATGCGGAACCGGAGCTGGAGCCGGTAGCTACGCTGGATGTCGAGTTGCCGCTAGAATAACAAACCAAGGGGCCGCGCATCTCACACGCGGAATTTTACATGGAATACGAAACAAAAGACGCCGAATGGAAAACCTTCGCCTCGCTAACCAAATTGCAACTCGCGGATCTACGCGAGGCCATGGCTAACATGGGCAGCAGTCTGAACAAAGCTAAGGCACAGGGCATCATTTCGGCATATAAACAATTGATTGAAAATTGGCTATGAAAATACACAACATTGAGCAACGCACACCGGAATGGTATGCAATCCGTAGAGGAGTTTTTACCGCATCAGGAGTGGGCGAATACGCGCTGGAACCTGTCAGGGTCACGCTAACCGTCGATGATATTAAAACGGAGCTAGACGCGCTAGGCATCCCTCGCAAAGGCATTACTAAAAAGGACGACTTGATCTCGCTATTGCCAGATCCAGCAAAATACGAGGAGCTAACAAAGGGCGCATTGACCGCGATTCTTAAATCCATTTCAGACGAAAAACCAAAAGACGCTTGGCAAATCGAGATGGAGGATAAGGCGGAAAAGGCGATGCTATACAATATCCCAGTGCAGCGTGGCAACGCGCTAGAGGACGATGCGCGTAAGTATTACGAGCAGCGAACAGGATATGAGGTTACGCAGGTGGGATTTATCACGCACGACACAGGTGGGTTTGGATGCTCGCCGGATGGGTTGATCTACAAGAGCAGGCTCTACGAACATGCTGGCAATATCACAATCATTGATGATGTTCCGGCTCACGGCCTAGAGATTAAATGCCCGATGCCAGAGACGCACATGCGCTATTTGCTGGATGGCAAACTGCCGGATGACTACGAACTCCAGGTGCATATGTCGATGGCTGTCACCGGGTTAAACCGCTGGGACTTCCTGAGCTACTGCCCCGGCGAGGCGCAGCTATTGATGACCATCGAGCGCACCGAATACACCGACCAGCTAGAGGCCGGATTGAAACGCCTAGTGGCTGAAAAACGCAAAATCAAAGCCAAATTGGGCGCACTATGGACTGCTGAAAAGGAACGGGGGATCGCGTGACTATCATTGGAATTGATCCAGGTGGGAGTGGTGGCATCGCATGGATCGCCAACGGCAAAGCCTGCGTCGAGAAAATGCCGGAAACATTGCAAGATCTCTGGGAGCTAATCGACAACATCCGCCTCGCGTCTCAAATCGAGGTTGGCCGGCATTGCGATAACACCCACATCCGCGCATATCTAGAGCAGGTCCACAGCTCACCGCAAATGGGTGTGAAATCCTCCTTTACGTTTGGCAACGGTTTCGGGCATCTGGAAATGGCACTGACAGCCGCAGGTATCCCGTTTGAGCGTGTCAGACCACAGGTGTGGCAAAAGGCCATGGGCTGCATGACCGGAGGCGACAAAAACGTGTCTAAACGCAAAGCGCAGGAGCTTTTCCCGCACATTAAATGCACTCACGCAACGTCTGACGCCCTACTGATTGCTGAGTTTGGACGCCGGAAAAACAATTAGAAAATTACGCAACTTTTGAGTTGCACAAACGCAACACGCAAGCCAAGGTCTGCACATGTCCAACACCGCTACCGACAATTCCATTATTATCGCGCAATCAAAAGACTGCCCATCTTCCACAATCTTTGAGATCGTGAAAGAGACTGAAAAGGCGATTCAAATCAAGAATTGCGATATTGAACCCAAGCACGCTTTTCCAGTGTGGATTCCAAGATCACAAATTGGAACTGATACAATTAGCGTTCCGAAATGCGGCGACATGCCAGCCGTTACCGTTAAACGGATGTATTTCAAGCCATCTGTTTTTCGGATGATGGATAAGCCTTGGAAGCGCGTCGCCGTTGGATTTTCCTGCTACTAACCACTCACCGGAGGTTCGATCCCTCCGCAATAAAAACAACATGACCAAAAAACAAAGAATACTCCGCGACATTGCGGATATCGAACGATCATTTGACCGTCTAGGCGAGGCCGCAGAACTCGTCCACAAAGCCAGCATCATGGACTTCGACGGCGAGTTTATGGACTCCAACAAATGCTTGATTTGGGATCTGGTGAACGTAATCGACCCAAGCGAATGCCTTGCTGACTACCTCAGATACCGCAAGGTATCGCCTGACCAGGTGGCAGATGCAATCCTTGCATGGAGGACTGAAAATGACCGCTGAACAACTAACCGCCGACCTCGCCGCATCACGCGCCATGGTAATCGCGCTCCAAATCAAACTAACTATCGCGCTCGAAAAGATCGCTGAATTATCGAAAAGATGAACTACGACGAATTTATTGAACAGAAAAGCCGAAAGGCTATGGCATACGGATTCGAGCCGTATGAAATCACCGCGCCATTATTCGACTGGCAAAAACATGTTGCGTCATGGGCGGTGCGTAAAGGCCGTGCAGCATTGTTCGAGGAGTGCGGACTAGGTAAAACTCTGCAACAACTCGAGTGGGCATCACAGATCACAAGGTATACTGGGAAACCAGTCATTGTTCTGACTCCACTTTCGGTGGCAAATCAAACCCAACGCGAGGCCGTTAAATTTGGATACACAGCAAAAGTTGTCGCTGAGGAATCAGAAATTGACGGGCCTGGAATCTATATCACCAACTACGACAAGCTCGATCATTTCGAGAATGTTGATTTTGGAGGCGTGGTTTTAGACGAGTCGTCAATCCTCAAAAACTTCAAAGGATCGACAAGAATCGCGCTCACTAAACGATTTGAGGCAACGCAATTTCGCCTTTGCTGCACTGCTACTCCATCTCCGAATGACTATACCGAGTTTGGGCAGCATGCCGATTTCCTTGGGATTTGCTCGCCCAGTCAAATGCTGGCGACGTATTTCATCAACGACACATTCACCACTGGCGATTGGAGGCTTAAAAAACATGCCGAAAATGTATTCTGGGAATGGGTCAGTTCATGGGCTGCATGTATCTCAAAGCCGTCTGACATTGGATTTGATGACGAGGGATACAATCTGCCTGCGTTAAATCTGAACACTATCATCGTCGATGTGGACGAAGTGAGCGGAAGAAAAGAGGGCGAGCTTATCCGGTTTGCCGATCTATCTGCAACGACTATGCACCAGGAGCTACGCATGACGGCGCAAGACCGGGTAAACGCAGTGGCAGACCTAGCCAACAACTCTGACGAGTCATGGCTGGTATGGTGTAACACGAATACCGAAAGCGAAATGCTCACAAAAGCAATTCCTGATGCTGTGGAAGTGCGCGGAAGCCACACGCCTAAATACAAGGAAAAGGCTATCAGCGATTTCCTCGATGGCACAAAGAGAGTTATTATTTCCAAGGCTGGCATGATGGGCTACGGGCTGAATTTTCAGCATTGCCGCAACGTGGCATTTGTTGGGTTATCATACTCGTTTGAGGATTTCTACCAAGCTCTCCGCAGATCATACAGATTTGGACAGAAACGCGAGGTGAATGCATTTGTGATCCACGCCACTACCGAGGGACCGATCATGAAAACGATCAAAAGAAAAATGAAACAGCATGAGGAAATGCAGCAACAAATGAAGATTGCCGCCGAGTGCTTTAAGGATTCCGAAACAAAAAGAATGACCATGAAAACAGAAATTGACAAAAAACAAAACGACAATTGGACACTATACCACGGCGATTGCGTTCGCGTTGCTAGGGAAATTGAAGATCACTCAATCGACTTCTCAGTATTTTCGCCACCATTCGCTGACCTGTTCACATACAGTAATGATTTGCAGGACATGGGCAATTGCGAGGGGTTGGACGACTTCACGAAACATTTCGAGATACTCATCGCGGAGATGAAACGGATCATGGTTCCTGGCCGCGAGGTGGCTGTGCATTGCGTCGATTTGCTATCTACGAAATGGAAAACCGGAGCAATCCAGTTCCAAGATTTCAGCGGTGAGATCATCCGCGCATTTTGGCGTCATGGATTTCTTTTCCACTCGCGCATTTGCATTTGGAAAAACCCAGTCACCGAGATGCAGCGGACGAAAGCACACGGATTGCTCCACGCCACGCTTAAAAAAGACAGCTCAGATTCACGAGTTGGGTGTGCTGACTATTTGCTCGTTTTTAAAGCACCGGGCAAAAATCCAAAACCCATCACGAAGGACGCTACGCAGTTTCCGGTGTCATGGTGGCAAGAGGTGGCTAGTCCAGTCTGGATGACAATTGACCAAGGCAACGTCCTTAATAAATCCGGCGCGAGAGATCACCAAGACGAGAAACACATATGCCCATTGCAACTCGATGTCATTGAGCGAGCAATCACGCTATGGAGCAATCCCGGCGATTTGGTCTACTCGCCATTCACCGGCATCGGCAGCGAGGGAGTTGGAGCATTGCGACTTGGCCGTCAGTTTGTCGGGAGTGAACTCAAAGAGTCGTATTTCCAACAAGCCTGCGGAAATCTGAATAACGCGACCGCGCAGCAGGAAATGAGATTGTTTTAATCCATGAAAACCATCTGCCAGCACAACCGACCCAGCGACATCTGCGGAGTCTGCAATCCGATCCCGAGTAAACCGCTCTCAACCGGCATGCGCGAATGCTACGCCGCATTTATGACGCTTTACCCGTGGCGAAAAACCGAGCTGCCGACCTACGAGTCTTGGATTCTCTCCGACGATGATGACGCGAGGAAATTCCGGCAGGGATGGGCCGCGAGGGCGAGCGGGCCTTGGGGAGATCGTTGAAATGATTGTTTGCATGATCCAAGAATTGAGATAACCTGACGCCGCCTGAGCACGGAGTGAGACCCGCAGGCAACCATAGCAATGAAGTTTAACCAAACATCCTCAAACTCTCCTCATCCGCCCGTCATTGCCGGGGTCTCAACGGGTGGCGAGAGTTTGGGGATTTTTGTTTTTATGGAACGTAAACCAATTGGAAAAAGACTAAGATTTGAAATCTTTGCAAGAGACGGATTTACCTGCCGCTATTGTGGCCGGCAATCAGACACAGTGATTTTGCATATCGACCACATCCATCCTGTTTGCCAGGGCGGAACAAATGATCCAAGCAATCTCATCACCTCGTGCGTTGATTGTAACCTTGGGAAAGCTGGCAAGAAAATAGACCAGCATGCCCCATCTGAATCATCGCGCTTGAGTATGGCTCAGGATTTAAGGGAGCAGGCACAGCTTGCGTCTTTAGCTGTTGATGCGGCGAAAGCCACAACACAAAAAAGAGCGATGATGATCGCCTTTTGGAATGAGCAAACCGGGCGCGAACTTTACGATAAAACTACAATTCAAACGATTTTCTCATACGTCCAAGAATACGGAGAATCTGTTGTTTACGGATGGATTGAAAAGGCGGCGTTTAATTGCCCGACCGATACGCGGATGGGGAAATACATCAGCGGAATCCGTAGATCCACTAAAGCAGAAACCCAAGACGACGCATGAAACGGCCATCATTTCAGTTTTACCCATCCGACTGGCTGCGTGATACAGGGTTGAGAACATGCTCTGTTGGCGCAAGAGGATTGTGGATGGACATGATTTGCTTTATGCACGAGGGAACGCCTTACGGAGTCTTAAAGGTTGGAAGCAAGGTTATCCTTCCATCCAACCTTGCATCAATGGTGGGAGCAACCTTGCAAGATGTTGAAGGATGGCTTGAGGAGCTTGAATCCGTGCATGTCTTTGATCGTGACGAAAACGGCGCAATTATGAGCAGAAGAATGATTCGTGATGAAAACACCCGTGAATTAAGGGCTGCAGGCGGAAAGCTAGGGGGAAATCCAGTCTTAAAACAAGGCAAGGTTAACCTTCAGTCCAACCTTAAGGATAACCTAAAAAGCGAAACCAAGGTTAAGCAAAATCCAACCCCTTCATCTTCATCTGCATCTTCGTTTTCATCTTCATCTACATCTACTATTTCATCTACCCAAGAAAAGAACTCATCCGCTGACGCAGACGAGATCGATTTTTTCTCTAAGCCTCAAATCACTTCGAAGAAAGAAACCGTATCCCCAGAGGGAACAACATTCGCCCATTGGTTCCGTGACACATTGCCCGAGAAAACCAACATGCCAGACAGGTGGGAAAAATCATTTGCCCAAACCTACGATGACCTCGTGCGCTTAGACGGACGAGATGGCGCCGAGATCCGCCGAGTCTGCCAATGGGCGCGGAACGACAGTTTCTGGTCCAGCAATTTCCAATCGCCTGCCAAGCTGAGAAAGCGGAACAAAGACGGAATTCAGTATTACGACGTATTTTTGGAAAAAGCCCACCAGGTGAAACGAGCCGTGCAAAAAGGCACGATTGAAAACATCCAGCTTAAAATCCTAAACGGACCGGATAAAAACGTTTGAAATAAACCAACGAAATTATGAAAAACGAAATGAACGAAATACCAACGCCGGAAACGAATGAATTACGCGACCTATACGAAAACCACGAACACCGCGCCAATGTTGGCGACATTTGGGATTTGTGCGAGTGTTTGGAAAATCGCCTTGCCGCGGCTAGAGTCGCGCTGGACAAATTGGCGAGGCTAGAACTAACCGCGCCAAAACCATGAGCGAAACCACATCAGACGGATGGGGCGCGAGATACATCGTCCCAATCCAAAACACGAGCCAGCGATGGGCGCAGGCGTATAACCAGGCATCCAGCATCGTCGCTAAAAACGGCGTTGTCATCATCGTGGGCGACCGAGGCCGTGGCAAAACGCGCATTGCCGCAGAGATTTCCCGCGATGGCAATTTTCCAAACGATCTAGCGAGCCGCGAAAAAACATCGTGCTATCGCCGCGCAACCGAGATCATTTGCGAGCTACGAACCGCGATGATTTCCCGAGTTGGCGAAACCGCGACGATCCGGCGTCTATCCGCCGTTGGTTTGCTCGTGATAGACGAGTTCCAGGATCGGAGCGAAACCGAGTGGGAAAACCGCATGATTTCCACGATCCTTGACCGCCGCTATGCCGATAACCTGCCGACCATCCTGATTGCTAACCTCAAAATAAACGACCTCCCCAACAAAATTTCAGATTCCGTAATCTCCCGAGCCAACGAATGCGGTGGGGTTGTGGTGTGTGATTGTGAATATTTCCGATAACAAAAATGAAACAACAAAAACTAAATGAGCTACATCTTTTTGCAGGAGCTGGGGGAGGAATCCTCGGCGGAATCCTTTGCGGACATACCTGCGTCTGTGCTGTCGAGATTGAACCTTACCCACGAAAGGTATTGCTGCAACGGCAACGCGACGGAATCCTGCCGAGATTCCCAATCTGGGACGACGTGCAAACATTTGACGGCAGACCATGGAGAGGCAAGGTTGACATCGTTTGCGGTGGATTCCCCTGCCAGGACATCAGCGCAGCCGGTAAAGGAGCGGGACTCAGCGGGGAGCGGTCTGGATTGTGGACCGAGATGGCCAGGATCGTTTGCGAGATTAGACCCCAATACGTCATCGTGGAAAACTCACCAATTCTCACTTCTAGGGGGCTTGGAGTCGTTCTCGGAGACTTGGCCGAGATGGGGTATGATGCGCGATGGGGAGTGCTGGGATCTGATATCGTTGGAGCCGATCATCACCGCGCCAGAATCTGGATGGTTGCCGACTCCAACATGCGCGGACTCGAAAAATGCAGGGGGGAGGCAAAACCAATACGACCTCAGCAAACACGCGAGGGTAATTACCGGCAAGCGTCTGAGCGTCCACTACTCGGAATGGACGATGGATTGGCCTCATGGGTGGACAGACATCACGCCATTGGGAACGGACAAGTTCCAAGCGTGGCTAGACTCGCATGGGAAACTTTAACACAACAAAAATGAACGATCCAACCAGACCATTTCCCCACGCGCTAGGGGCTGAAAAATCCGTTTTATCATCCATGCTGCAAGATCCGGCGCAGTTCGTGCCGCTGGCATCTGAGTATGGCCTAACCGAGGCGCATTTCTATCTCCAATCTCATCAGATCATTTTCCGGCAGGCTAGCGACTCATTTGAGGCGGGCGAGGCCATCGACCTTGTGACGCTCGTGCAAAAATTTCTAGACATCGGGCTACTGGACCGAGTGGGAGGCGCTGCCGCCGTTTACGACATCTACGGATACGCGCTCATGTCCGACGCATTCGAGCATCACGCCGGAATCATCCGCGATAAATTTATCATGCGCTCGATGCTCAACCTATGCGCGGAAACCACGCAGCAGGTCTATGACGCGCCAGACGAGGCCGCTGACACGCTGCAAACCCTAGAGAGAGGCATCACCTCCATTGCCGCAGTTGCGAGCGGTGCAGCGCCGCTCCTCACGCTAAAAACGATCATACTCGAATCCGTGGATCAGTTCGAGCGCCGCGCCAAGGGATCACAAGATACTATCGGGATTCCTACCCTCGGCCCGCTCGACATGTATCTAAAAGGCATCCATCCCGGCCGCGTTTGGATCATTGGAGCTTATCCCGGCGGAGGCAAATCCGTGATGGCGTCCCAGATTATCGTCGATGCTGTCATGTCCGATCATCCGTGCCTATTTCTCTCGCTGGAAATGTCCGAGCGCGACCTAATGGATAGAATGATTATTCAGGCATCACGGGTGGATGCGCGAGCGTTTACAGAGCCTCGGGAATATGCGCGGGAAAATGGGACCGAGGAAATCTCAACCGGGCTTGTGAGGGCTATCAAAGGCGTGGTTCCGCGCCTCGTCGCATCGCCGCTGAGGTTACAGCGTCCAGCTAACCGCAACATCTCCACGATCATTTCATGCATCAGACGCGCCCACCGCGAAATGGGAATCAAAATTGCCGCCGTGGACTATTTGCAACTGATCCGCGCCAAATCCGACAACAAAGAGGCCGAGGTTTCGGAGATCTCACACGCTTTACAGGAGGTGGCGCAGGATTTGCAGATCACCGTGCTGGCGCTCTCACAACTCAACGCCGACGGCGACACGAAACACGGGCGCGTAATCGAGGAGGATGCCGATGCTGTCATTTCGATCATCCAGGACCGAGATAAGACGAGCAAGACCTACAAGCAGCACCGGCATGTTGTCATTGCAAAAGATCGGCATTATGGATCGGAGGGAACTAGAGTCCCGCTGATTTTAAACCGGGAAACCATCCGATTCGTGCAGGGCGAGGACTCTACAAAGGCGGAGGGGGAAACGTTTCCGAAAAATAAATGAGAAAGTTGCGTTTTGTGTTGCACAAACGCAACCAGTGAGTCAGAGTCTTCTCAGTTGCAGCAAGCAACGCTACTCCACAAAAAAATGACAACGCACACCAACGCAGCAGGAACCGATTATTTTTCCACCAATGACGAAAACGGCCAAACGGTTTATTCGTTCTCCACAGATTTTAACGACGTTTGGACGCAGGATGACGAGGACGCAATCAACGCAGACTCCACTCCATCCAAACTCTGATTTCCACCAAGCCGGGTTCCATCCCCGGCGCATCCCCAAAAACAATGAACGAACTCACAAAACTAATCGCGGAATTTCACGCGACACTGGCAAAATTCGAGGCAATCGCAAAACGCATGGAGGAGCGGGAATCAGGCATCGACCCCACCATGCGGGATTTGCCGTTTCCAGATGGAGTTATCCCGCCGCCGCTACCCGAGGGCAAAACCCGGTGGATTTACCGCGGGACGTTTATGGCGGACGATGCGTTTTACGTCGATCCACCAAGGCATATCGAGTATTTCAGTCGTCACGAAAAACGCTGGTGCATCACCTGCCATTTTTCCACAGACCTCCATCACATCGAGGCCGTATGAAAACCGATTTATTCACCATGACAACCGACCAATACTACCACCTGGAGTTCAGACGTGCCTCACGAGCCGCGCTCTCGTGTCTCACCGCGAGCAACATTTGCACGATTGCCGGGATTGCAATGGGCTTCTATAGCCACGTTTTTCCGGCAGTTATCGCCGCTCTCTTCGCATGTCTATTCGCGCTATTCACCGCGCAAAACTACACCCAATCCAGCCGCTTATTTAAGATGGCACAGAAAAGAATCAGATGAACCTAGGAACAATTAAACGCGATTCGATCATTGGCCGTGATCCGATTTTAACCTACGCCATCTCATCTCGTATAGTTCGCCGCGAAATTAAACGCCGCAAACGTGAGGCGAAATGGATACAAATCATCTCAAACCTCAAATTCTGGAACAAATGACACACACACCAGGACCGTGGAACGCTGAAGGCTACCATGTAAAGCAAAGCGGGCAATGCGGAACCAGAATGATCGCGGATGTTTGTTACACGGGGCCGCATCACACGCCGCCCGACGAATATCCAAAAAGCTGCCGTTTTGCGGACGAGGCGAATGCTAGGCTAATAGCAGCAGCACCGGAATTGCTGGAGGCGCTGGAAATGCTGATTAACCTCGAGCCAAACTGTTTCTCATCTGATGCCTACGAGCGCAGCTTGTGGCAAAACGCCCGCGAAACCATCGCAAAAGCCACCGGGAAAAATAATTCGTGAAAGTTGCGTTTTGTGTTGCGTAAGCGCAATCCGTCCGCTATTCCTTTTGCATGTCCAACAACAACACCGAAGCCAAAGCCCAAATCAAAGCAATCCTCCAATCCAAGTTTCTAAAGCTGGTTAGCGAAGGAATGAATCCAGAAACTGCATTTGCAGATGTCATGGGAGCTTTTGAAGATCAATTTCCGGGCTTGATCGAAAAACTCGGATAATACCAAACCCAGCCGAGGTTCAATCCCTCGGCTCACCGCCATGATAATCATATTCTCTACCAGCCTGCTCTTTCTCATCCCGTTCCGCATAATGGGATGCACATGGCCGCAAGCCGTGTTCCAATTGCTCTCAGTATGGGCAATGCTATTCCTCGTTTATCTAACCTACATCGTCCTTAAAGCATGACATTTACCCAAATCACCACCGCAGCCGCCAAAAAAGGCATCGCAATTAGCCGCCTCGCCGACATGGCAGGCGTAGCTAGATCAACCGTTTCCCGAGCTAAAAAAGGCGAGTTTGAAATTAAGCCTGTGACGCTGGCTAAGCTGGCAGCGGCGTTGAAGAAAGCCTAGCCATGGCCAAGCCTGCAAAATGGGACAGCATGACGCCAAGCGAGCAGGAGGCTTGGCGTGAAAGGAGGCAAGAATACGCTCGCAAACGCTACGAAGCGAATCGCGAAAAATTACGGGAAAAAAATCGCGAACGGCGCGAGGCAAATCCCGAGAAAGCTCGGGAAGCGCATTGCAAATACCGCGAAGCAAATCGTGATAAATGTCAAGAACGCGTTCGCAAATGGCGCGAGGCAAATCCTGAGAAAGCGCGTCAAGTATATCGCAAATATCGCGAGGCAAATCCTGAGAAAGCGCGTCAAGTATATCGCAAATATCGCGAGGCGAATATTGAAAAGCGCCGGAAATACGCTCGCAAATGGCGCGAGGCAAATCGTGAAAAAGAACAGGAATCAGCTCGCAAACGCCACCATAAAGCTCTTCAACAAGCTGCCGCAGACCAATTTTTCATCCTAGCAGGCGCTGCCGAATCAATCTCCAAACTAAAACTGAAATCAAAATCAAAATGAAAACGACACTAACGACAAAAGAAACAAATCAGAAAATCCAGACCTTTATCACGCTTTTCAAAGAGGGCGTTGAGGCTTGGATCAAGGCCGGTGAAATCCTCGTGGAACTCGTTGAGTCAGATCCGCACACCTACGATTACATCATCCAGGAATGCCCGCAGTTAAACGCTGGCATCCTCGGGCGGTTTGAACAAATGGGCCGTAAGATTTTGCATCCACAGCTATTGCTCACAGCATCGCCGGGATTCGCCAAGCTCACCAAAATGCCATTCAGCCTCCAAGAACGCTATCTAGAAGAGCCGATCCCGATGATCATCGTTAACGAGGGCGAGACGGATATCCACATGGTGCAGGCGAAAAACATGACCAAGGAGCAGGCGGATCAGATTTTTACGGCTAACCGCATCCGCACCGAGGGCGAACAAAAGGCATGGATTTTGCAGCGCCAACAGAACGCAGTGAAGCCCACGCCAGCGTTCTCGAAGCCTTGGACGATCAAGGGTAGCAAGGTGCTTATCAATGGCCTTGAGTTTACCCGCAAGGAGCTAGCCGGGATTTTGGCGCAAATGGATTGAGGTATGGCCAAGCCTGCAAAATGGGACAGCATGACGCCAAGCGAGCAAGATGATTGGCGTGAAAGGAGGCGGGAATTAGATCGCAAATACCGCGCGGAAAATCCTGAAAAGGCTCGGGAAAAAGATTGTAAACGCGGTCGCAAATACCGTGAAGCCAATCGTGAAAAAGTGAGGGAATCAAAACGCAAATGGTTCGAAACGAATTCTGAAAAACAGCGGGAAGCAGTTCGTAAATGGAATGAAGCGAATCCTGAAAAAAAGCGGGAATCGAGACGCAAAACAAAGCAAAAAGCCAAACAGCAAACCGCCGCCGATCAATTCTTTATCCTAGCCGGAGCCGCAGAACAACTAACCAAACTGAAACTGAAAAAATGAACGAACTAATCAAAAACGTCCTCCAATGGGGCTTAGACAAGGGAATCACGGGGCCTAACGGCAAAGCCACGCTACTCACCCAGCTATCCAAAACGCAGGAGGAGCTAACCGAGACGAGGGATGCAGCGGTAATACACAGTCAGCATCCGCTCGAATCCACAGAATCGGATCAGGCGTTTATTGAGATCGCTGACGGGATCGGCGACCAGGTGGTGACGCTCATCCTCGCCGCAGAGCTAGCAGGGACCACGCTGGAGGAATGCCTTGCGCTGGCATATGCTGAGATAAAAGGCCGCACGGGAAAAATGGTGAATGGAACATTCGTGAAAGACGCTAAATAATGGGCAGGCCGAAAAACTGGGACACGATGACGATTGAGGCGCAGGACGCATGGCGGGAGCGCAAACGCATATACGAACGCACAGCGCCTAACCGAGTCAAAGCCAAGACGATTGAGCGCAAAAAAGCATGGCAGCAGGAAAATAGGGATAAAGCGAGGGCCAGCTATTTGAAATACAGCGAGGCCAACAAAGAAAAGATATCAGCAAATCAACGCAAGAAATACAACGCAAACCCAAAAGTGATAGAAAAACGACTTATGAAAAAAGAAATCCAAGAAGACTTAGAAAAAATCGAGAAACGGCGCAAGCTCAACGCTCAAAACCAGCGAAATCGTTACGCTAGAAATCGAGAAAAGGTTTTGGCGCAGAAAAATGAATGGCGCATAAAAAACAAGGAAAAGGTCACGACTTCAGCAAACGAATCTGTTTACCGCGAGCATCTAGCGGAAATGAAAGCATCAGGAAAGAAGGTTGAGCCCGCCAAGCTCGACATGTCCAAGGTGCTCGCATTTATCGGCAAAAAGGACGGTCCGAAATCACAAAAACCAATCACACCTAACATGGCGAAAGTCAGGGAATTTATCAAATACGCATGAACACGGAAATTGACACAGAATACGCGCCGAAGGGATATCGGGCGGAATTGGCTACTTTAAACTGCACTGGCGGCGCTTGTTGCACTGGATGTGCGTTTGATAACGACCCATCACACTGCGATGAGCGCCCATGCTGGCCGGCCGATCGACCAGATGGCACACACGTTATTTTCGTCAAATTATGAACGATCAAGCGCATGAAATAGACATTATCAGCGAAGAATCACTGATGCCGGAACGGGATGTCTTGTGGGCAAAGCACGATGGATTAACACCCGCGCTTGCCGCTGAAATGCTGGCATTTGCTGGCAAGATGGAAATGGAGCGCGACAATGCGCTCGCCGACTTCCGGCAGGCAGATACGGATTCCATTCGCGCATTGCACGAGCGCAACGAGGCAAGAGGACAACGCGATTTATTGGCCGAGGCATTGCAGGAAATGCGATACGGCCACACGGACAAGGCAGAGAAAATGGCAGTCGCAGCGCTCAGCTACCTAACCAAATGATGATCCAATTTATCAACGCAGAGGGCGAGATACGGAGTTTTGACGGATCAACAACCATCGAGCAGATCATGCAAATGGGCGCAACGATCAGCCTGGTCAAACCGTCCGAGACGATCCCGCCGAATATATGGGTGGCGATTCCCGAGCCAAAAAAGCCGATGACAACGCACGAGCGATACAAGGCACGACAGAAACTCATTAAAAACAATCTGCCGATACCCGAGGATTTGGCGATTCGTGACAAAATCAAAAAGCCGGTCAGCGCCACACTGGACATGGAAAAGATCAAACACGCACTGAGGAGGCTGGAATCATGAGCGAGGAACACGACGAAAACGCAGACATTGCCACATGTCCAAACGGCCATGGTTGGATCAACATCGACGGATCATGCGATGCCTGCGAACCGTTTAACCGTAAGCACATTGCGAAGCTCAAGATGGGCTTAGATTACCACATCCGGTGGAGGCGAGGCGCTGAGACTCAAATGCCAGATCCCACCAAACTGGGATTTTTGCTTGACGAAATATCGCTTGTGCTTTCTAAAATTTCAGCAGAGACTCCCGAATGATTGGCGCACGGAAATTCTTTTATTACGTTGGAACCACGACGAAGCGCAATAAGCGCAAGGCGATGTTCGATGGCGAGTTGGCACTGGTTACTCTTAGGGCAGACTCAAGAGCCGAAGCCGATGCAATGGCGATGCGATGGGCGGATGTCGGTCCAGTATCGTTTGGATGGGAAATCTGATAAAACGTTGGTCAAGTGGTGTAATTCTAAAAGATTCTTACTTGTCCAGCGAAATTCTAAAAAGATTTCAACGCGCCTAATCATCGGAAAACCAACGCAAAACGTCTAACATGTTGAAAATCAGTGATATACCCGCCCCTAAGGAATCTTTTGACGAAAAATCTGTTAGCAGGGCAGTGCAGAC